CTTTGCCGGGAACATTGCGCGCCACGGACCCATTGACGCCATCAAGCCCAAGACACCCAAAGCGGGTGAAGACGGCGATGCGCCTACCAAAGCCTGCCCTGAGTGCGACAGCATCGTGCATGCGGCGGTACGTCAGTGCCCCGACTGTGGCCACATGTTCCCGGAGCCGCAAATCAAGATTGACGCCAAAGCCAGCACTTTGGACATCTTGTCTGGCGGTCCACCCGAGTGGGTGCCAGTGACACGGGTCAGCTATGCCCGGCACGACAAGACTGGCAAGCCGCCGTCACTTCGAGTCGATTACTGGAGTGGACTGAGTTCCCACAGTGAGTGGGTTTGCATTGAGCACCAGGGCTATGCGCGGCAAAAGGCTGCCAGTTGGTGGGCCAACCGCGCACCTGGCTTGCCACTTCCGCGTGGTGTTGATGAAGCTCTGGCTGTATCGCAGCGGCTTAAGTGCCCCTCGCAGATCGCCGTGCGCCCAAGTGGGCGTTACACAGAAATCGTTGGCGCGCGCTTTTGATGTTGAGCGCATAAATGTTGTGCGCCATTTGCAGGCGCGATGCCCGAGGGTATGGGTTCGCGCCATGTTTGATCCGTATTGATGCGCCCAGCGTGAAGCTGTGCTCCAGGCGCTGTCAAAACATTGCAGCAAGGCTAAAGGGAATGATTGATCCGAACCAACACGAAACCAACGCTTTGGCGGCGGCCTGCCAGACAGGGGGCGAGTACGTCGAGTCACTCGCCAAAACAGACTTGGCCAGCTTCACCGCAGTGGAGTGGTCAACCTTGATTGATGTGGTCGTAACCGCGTTTCAAGACTCACTTCGCACAGCCTATGCAGACGATCCACCATTTTGAAGGAACGCATGAATCCAAACAATTACATGGCCCAACTTGGGGCCACACTCGTAGATCGCGGCTATGCCATTTTGCCGATCCAGCCCAGCACCAAAAAGCCGGGCATGTTTCGCCTGGGTGCATGGCAGGATTACCCCAAGTGGAGCCGCCACTGTGAGCGCGACACAACCGAGAACGAAGTCGACATCTGGGGCGACTGGCCTGAGGCAGGCATTGGCATCGCCGCAGGCAAGGTGATCGGCATCGACATCGATGTACTGCAGTCCAAAGACATCGCCGTTCAGATTGAGGGCCTGGCGAAACGGCTGCTGGGCGACACACCCGCAGTTCGCATCGGCAACGCGCCCAAGCGATTGCTGGTGTACCGAGCCGCCCAACCCTTCAGCGGTTTCAAGTACCCGCCGATCGAGGTGCTGGGCGTAGGGCAGCAGTTCATTGCGTATGGCATTCACCCGGATACCGGCAAGCCCTACGAGTGGCCCGTGCAAACCTTGGCCGATCTGAAAATCGAAGAACTGCCTGTCATCACCGAGGCACAGGCACGAGAGTTTGCGCGCCAGGCTTACGAGATGGTCCCCGAATCCATGCGCCCCAAAAGTCTGGGCGTGGGTTTGAAGTCACCCGTGGCGTTTGCCAATCTGCCCGAGCAGCGCGGTACGTTTGAGGCAGTCCAGGATGCACTGCAGTACATCGCCAACCAGGATCTGGACTACGACAGTTGGGTGCGCATCGGTATGGCCATCAAGGGTGCGCTTGCCGAGCAGGGGTGGCCGCTCTTTGAGTCCTGGTCTGCGTCGTCCAGTAAAAACGATGCCAAGACAACCGCTAAAAGTTGGGGGAGCTTTTCGCCTCAGCGCATTGGGGCGGGAACCATCTACAAGCTGGCGCTGGACAACGGCTGGATTCCGGATGCTGATCTGCAGCTCAATGGTGAGATTGTGATGAACGGACATCACCCAGCCAAGGAGATGTTGCAAACGCTCCAAACAATAAACCCCATCACGATTGATGTGTCAGGTGCACCGCCCGTGCTGCCACCACCCAAACCACTGCCGACGGGCTGGGACCAAGTGGGCGGCGTGATTGCCGACATGATGGCGCTCATGGCAACGACGGCCAAGCGTCCACAACCCGTGCTTGCTCTCGGAGCGAGTCTGTGTGCCATCGGCGCGCTGATGGGGCGCAAGTACCGCACCGAGAGCAACACGCGCTCGAACCTTTATGTCGTAGGCATCGCCGAGAGCGGCGCAGGCAAGAACCACAGCCGCGTGGTGATCAATGAGTTGTTTCGCAAAGCCGGGTTGCTGCAATACTTGGGCGGCAACAAGATCGCATCGGGCTCGGGTCTGTTGACTGCGATCCAGCGTCAGCCCGCCATTCTTTTTCAGCTTGATGAGTTCGGCATGTTTTTGTCGGCTGCTGCTGACCGCAAACGCTCGCCGCGCTATGTGTGTGAAATCCTGGACCTGATGACCGAGCTGTACACCACCTCGGGCACGACGTACTTTGGCATCGAGTACGCAAGCAACCAACTCAACAACGCGCACCGGGCCATTCACCAGCCCTGCGCCTGCATCTACGGCACCACCACGCCGATTCACTTCTGGCAGGCGCTGCAAGCTTCCAATGTGGCCGACGGCTCTTTGGCGCGCTTTCTGATTCTAGAGAGTGAGGACGATTTCCCCGACAGCAACGAGCTCTTCGGCACGATCGATCCACCGCAAGACCTGATCGACCGGCTGCTGCTGATCCACCAGGGCGGCGGGCAGTTGAGCGGCAACCTCACGGATGTGGGCGCGATTGATGAAGTGCTAGTCGATCCGCGCGTGGTCCCGATGACCGCGCAGGCGCGTGACGCTTTTCGCGTGCTTGACCACGAGTTGCTGATAAAGCTTCGCTTGTCGAGAGGCACCGGTTTTTCATCGATCCTGGCGCGCATTGAAGAGAACGCAACCAAATTGGCGCTGATTCGCGCTGTGTCGCGGGACGCTGTGACGCCGCAGATCGAGGACCATGATGCGCACTGGGGGATTGCGCTATCGCGCCACTGCGCCGAACTGACAATTCGAGAAGCAAGCGCGCGCGTTTCAGAAAACCAGGTCGAGTCCAACCACAAACGCGCCCTGCAAATCTTGCGCGATGGCGAAGCCGCTGGCATGTCCAAGAGCGAGTTCACCCGGCGCACCCAGTTCATGGACCACCGCCAGCGGGACGGCGTGCTGCGCACTTTGACGGACGCTCATCTGGTCGAAGTGTTCGCAAAGCCAACGGGCGGCAGGCCCAGCCAATGGATCAAACTGGCGGGTGCAGATGAGTAGACGGCCTAATCAGACTCCACGTTTGAAAGATGAAGTATTGAAAGAAGCCCTCCCGGCGACTTCTTTCAATTACGACCTTCTTTCAATGGGGGTGCCTCTATATACAAATAAATATTGGGGGGCCCTATACACACAAAAAATCCCTCGCGCGCGCGAAAACGTGCGCTCTGGAGGGGTCAGAGTGGGTAGAGAGAGACATAGGTATATATATTGAAAGAAGAAGTATTGAAATAAATACCTCCCAGACCCGGACTCCACGTTTGAAAGATGAAGTATTGAAGAAAGCACCCCGTCACCAGTTGACGACTTTTTGCCAGCCCTGATAACCGCAACCGATTGAACAAATCGGCAATGACAGACATGAGGGAGCCGCACCCGCCCTGACACGGCTTTGGTGCCAGCGCTCCTCCAGGTCGCACAAGAACCCTTGTACGAACCCTTGGAGGACATCCCTGATGAATACCGAATCCACCCCGCGCCTTGTCATCCTCACCCTGGACCTGGGCACTACCACTGGCTGGGCACTGCGCTCGGCCAACGGCCCTGTGGCGCATGGCTTTGTGAGCTTCAAGTCCCAGCGCTTTGAGGGCGGTGGCATGCGCTACCTGCGCTTTGGCCGGTGGCTCGCTGACATGCTGGCCTTGAGTGGTTCGCAGACTGGCTCACAGACCACTTTAACGGGCATTGGAGCCGTTTACTTTGAAGAGGTGCGCCGTCACCTCGGCGTGGACGCTGCGCACGTCTACGGCGGCCTGCTGGCCACGCTGACCGCCTGGTGTGAGCACCACCAGATTCCTTACCAAGGCGTTCCGGTGGGCACCATCAAACGCCATGCCACCGGCAAAGGCAATGCAGGCAAGGCTGAGGTGATTGCTGCCATGAAGGCACTGGGCCACCCGGTCACCGATGACAACGAAGCGGATGCTCTTGCGCTCTTGCACTGGGCGCTGGCGCAGGGTACGGATTCCGCCTTGAGCAGGGAGGTGCGCCATGGCTAAAAAGCAAGTTGCACAGCCATTGACCCATGGCACTTTGGTGAGTCTGCCCGGCGGTCGGGTTGGTGAGTGGATCAGCGAAGCAGAGGAAGGAACCAGCTACCGCACCGAGCATTTCCGGACCGTGGACTCGCTTGGGCTGTTGATGCGCAACGGCGCGATCACGGCGCAGATGCACGACGCGGGTCAGGACTTCTCTCGTACCTTTGTCTTTGCGCAGCTAAGTTCAGCGGGTTCACCGCCGCTTGATCGCATCCCCGGCGGTCATTGGCAGGACACGATGACTGAGCGCTGTGCCTGGGCCAGAAAGCGCCTGGGCGAGGCGCTCGATGCGGTGGGTGGAATTGGCAGCCCCGGCGGCTGCGCAGTCTGGCATGTGGCGGGTTTGGGTCAGAGCGTGAGGGAGTGGTCTGCCCAGGAAGGGTGGAACGGACGCACGCTCAATCAGTACGAGGCCAAGGGCATTTTGGTCGGCGCTTTAGGGGTGCTGGCGGTGCATTACGGGTACTCGCGTTAAATCATCAAATAACCTATTGACGCGTATATATCGAAGAGGTAGCATTCTGCTAATCACTCAAATTACGCCCACACGGTTCCCGCCTTGTGGGCGTTTTGTTTGGGTCTTCACTTCCCCGCATCTATCGCGCTTGCAAGCAGCCCTCGCTGGTTGACCTGCACGCCGCGCACCAACCCGAAAGCTTCCCTATGACACCCGAGATCCGAATGGTCGCGGTGGATTCGCTCATCCCGTATGCGCGAAACGCCCGCACCCACAGCGAAGACCAGGTGGCACAGATTGCCGCGTCCATTGCTGAGTTTGGTTTCACCAATCCGATCCTCACCGACGGCGACAAAGGCGTGATCGCAGGGCATGGCCGCCTGGCTGCGGCGCGCAAACTTGCACTGACGCAAGTGCCCGTGATTGAGCTGGGCCACCTCACCGCAATTCAAAAGAAAGCCTACATCCTGGCCGACAACCGCATCGCTGCAAACGCTGGCTGGGACGAAGAGTTGCTCAAGCTTGAGATTGCCGAACTCGATGAGGCTGACTTCAATCTGGAACTGATGGGCTTTGGTGACGAAGAACTCGAGCGTTTGCTCAATGGCGACGGCGACACCACGGGTCTGACCGAGGACGATGCAGTACCCGAATTGCCAGCCGAACCTGTTTCCAAAACAGGTGATGTGTGGGTCTTGGGTCAGCACCGTTTGCTGTGTGGTGACTCCACAGTGCTCTCCGATGTCGAGCGCCTGATGAACGGTCAACTCGCCGACATGGCTTTCACCGATCCACCTTACAACGTGGACTACGGTAACAACGCCAAAGACAAGATGCGCGGCAAGGACCGTCGCATCATGAACGATGCGCTCGGGGACGGGTTCTACAAGTTCCTGTACGACGCATGCGTCAACTTGTTGGTGGTGACCAAAGGTGCCTGCTACGTGTGTATGAGCTCATCCGAGTTGCACACCTTGCAAAAGGCCTGGCTGGATGCCGGTGGCAAGTGGTCAACGTTTGTGATCTGGGCCAAGAACACTTTCACGCTCGGTCGCGCCGACTACCAGCGCCAGTACGAGCCCATCCTCTACGGATGGAAGGAAGGCGCAAAACACTTCTGGTGTGGCGACCGCGACCAGTCGGATATCTGGAATTACAAAAAGCCCCACGTCAACGACCTGCACCCGACGATGAAGCCGGTGGAGTTGGTCGAGCGTGCCATCAAGAACTCATCCAAGACGCGCGACATCGTGATCGACTTGTTTGGCGGCTCTGGAACAACGCTCATTGCCTGCGAGAAAACCAATCGCCAGGCACGGCTCATGGAGATGGACCCCAAGTACGTGGACGTGATCGTCAAGCGCTGGGAGGACTTCACAGGACAGAAAGCCACCCGTGAATCGGATGGCTCAGCATTTGCGGATCTTGCGCCGCAAGGTCAGTCGGTTTTAGATGATGCTGTGGGGAGCGAACTGGAGGGTGAGACCCTGTAGACCCGCTCACCACCGCTCTCCTTGACGGAGTCGATGGTCAGTCCCAGTTTCTTTTTCAAGGCCCCGGCCATGCAGCCGCGCACGGTGTGAGCCTGCCAACCTGTGGCCTCCACCATTTGCGCAAGTGTTGCACCTTCCGGGCGTTTCATCAGATCGATGAGCACCGACTGCTTGCTACCTTCGCGTTTGGACTTGGCTGGTGGCTCAATGCCGATGGCCTGCAACCCTGCGACGGTGATGGCAAAGCGGGCCGAGCCCGAAGCGCCTTTGCTGTGGGGCCGGATCAGACCTTCATTGCCAAGGCTGGTCAGCACCTTGATCAACGCGCCACCTTTAAGGTTGGGCGGGAAGTCGGTCAGCACATGCTGAGGATGGAGGGCTGCGGCGTTGAGAAGCAAGGTTTGGCTGGGTGTGAGTTTCATGTTGATCTCCGGTATCAATTTGGTTGGGTTGTTTGTTTGGATTGCTGGCCAGCCGTGAAGGCGGCTTGCAGGGCTTCTTTGAGGCCCCAGACGCTGACTTCATGAAAGTCCAGGCGGTCGCTGTTGCGGGTGGCCAGCGTGTCGATGTGCAGATGCTCTGCGGCGATTTGGTTGAGCAGACGCTCCAGTGTTTTGGCGTCCATCACTTGGCTCCCCCCACCTTGTGGATCTGGCGGGCGCGGTCAAAGCCGACCCACTCGCCTTGGGTGTCAAGGCCGCGTGAGGCCAACTCCTCGCGGGCCAGCAGGTTGAGGTCAAGCTCACCGCGTGCGGCGGCTGCCAGCACCTTGGTGAGCGCGATCTGGATGAACCCGACCTCGTCGACGGTGAACTGTGTGGTGTAGGTCATTTGCAAAGCTCCTTGGGTTGTTGATGACGTTCCTATGAACGCTCTGAACCCAAGTGAAGCCAAGCTTTATCTGCATCAAATCCGATTAGTTTTTTGAATGAGTGGGGAATAAGCCGCTATGCCCCGCAGTGCCCCGACACCATGCCGACATCCCGCCTGTGCGTTGGTGTTGGACAAGCCGGGCTATTGCGATCAACACCGTACCCAGGTGCACCGGGACTACGGGCGTGCCAGGCGTGGCTTTGATGCCGAGGTGGGCTTCTACCAGTCGGTGCGCTGGCGTGAGGTGCGTGCGGCCTTCCTGCGTGAACACCCGTTGTGTGTGGCGTGCAAGGGCATGGGTCTGGTGGTGGCTGCCAAGGTTGCTGACCACATCAGGCCGCTCAAGGACGGCGGTGAGCGCTTTGACTGGGTCAATCTGCAAGGCCTGTGCGTCTCATGCCACAACCGAAAGACGGCGCGTGAGACCGCAAGGCGAGGCTGACCACCCCCCGGGGGGGTCTAGATCTCTACAGAAGGCGGCCAAAGATGCGTGCGCCTGCCAAGATTTTTGCGCGTGCAAATTGAAACCTAGGGGGGATACCCCGAAGGCAGCCTGATGTCATGCCGAGCCGGTGGGCACAACCTGCTGATCAGTTGAGATCGGCGATGAACTTTTCGATGTTGATCGCTTTAGATTTACCCACCGAGCGAATGATTGAGTTGGCGACGTTCTCTTCAACGACGCTGTTCCATTTGGAAAAGCTCTTGTCCGTCACGCTCTTGTCGAAGGCAGATCGGACCGCCTCGCGCCCAGCCTTCAGATCAGCCGCAAGAGCGGACTGAACGAGGCATTTAGCGATGACGTCGGCTTTGCGCACTGGGAGTTTTCCGGTGGGTTTGAAGCCTCCATATTAACGATTACCAAAGAATGAACCCAGATGGCCGGACGAAAACCACTCCCCACGGAGATCAAAAAGCTCAGGGGAACCCTGCAAAAGTGCAGGACCAACCCGCATGAGCCACAGCCTCAAGGGGATCTGGTTGCGCCGCCCGAGTACATGTCAGATGGTGCCAAGCAAGCCTGGCGCTATGCCATCGACAGCGCGCCCGAGCATTTGCTGCGCAAGCTCGATATGTCGGTGCTGGAAGTTTGGTCCTGCGCTGCGGACCTGTACCGCAAGGCCCAGATCGGAATCACCAAGACGGGTTTGCTGATCAAAGCGCCGAACACCGGTGTGCCGATGCAGTCGCCGTACCTGGCCATCGCGAACAAGCAGGCGCAGATCATGACAAAGGCGGCGGTGGAGATGGGCTTTACGCCAGCATCGCGCTCGCGCATCACGCAACCCACAGATACCCAGATCGATCTCGATCCTTGGGCAGACATTGCGGGTTGAATTCATCAGTCAGAGATTGGGTCAACTTCAAAGTCCAGAATTGATACTGAAGAATCTTTCTTATCTCGAATGGAAACGTGAATAGCGTATCCACCAGCACAGACTTTTCGAACAGCATCTTCGATTGTTTTTCGGTTTGATTCAAGATCTTGAGTGCCTATGGTGCTGATCAATGAAAGTGTTTTGGACTTCCTTTTGTCATTCGAATCTAGCCAGCGAATAAAAATTTGGTAAGCATTGTTTGGGTGCTGTAAGGCGGAAAACTGCTCTGCACGTGATTTCGCTTGCTGTATTTTTTCCTCGGTGACCCTTTCATTCCAAACTGCTGTTTCGTATTTGTCGGCGTTCAAAACTGTAACTACTAAATCTCTGTCGTTAGCAACTACAGCAGTCAACGGCGCAGCGTCAACAGTCGACCAAATCACCAGATGTTCGAACTGTATTTCAACGGTAATTATTTTGTATTTGAATAACTCCTTCTTTGTCAAACCATACGAATCGATCAGCTGTTTCTGATCTTCTTCGCTGAGAGAGTGACTTAATTTTTTGAATGCTCGTCGATACGCACCAGCATTTAGGAGCGAAAGAAATTCCTCTGCCGAGAGATTAGATCTTTCGGCAAGTCTTTCTTGCGCGTGGGTGCTGAGGGAAAAGATGCGAGCCAATTTATTCAGATCTCAGGTTTTGAGCAATTATCCCAAGTCGTGAGTGGATGAGCAAATTGGAATATGTAATCGCGTCAAAACGATACGCCGAGGCAGTCGTTGCCGGTGACATCATGACCTGCAAATGGGTCCAGCGGGCCTGCCAACGGCAGTTGAACGATCTGGCTAAGTTCAAGGGCAAGGCAAGTCCCTACCAGTTCAACCCGAAGCTCACCGACAAGGATGGGCGGGAGTTCCATCCCGCCGACAATCTGTGCGCGTTCATCGAGCGCTTACCTCACGTCAAAGGACCGCTGGCAGGCGAGACGATCAAGCTGGAACCATGGCAGGTGTTCATCCTGACCACTGTGTTCGGCTGGGTCAAGCCCGACGGCAACCGCCGTTTTCGGCGCTCGTACATTGAGGTGCCACGTGGCAACGCCAAGTCGACCCTGTCGTCTGCGCTTGCGCTGTACATGCTGGCTGCCGACGGTGAAGGCGGTGCCGAGGTTTACTCCCTGGCCACCACCCGCGACCAGGCGCGCATCGTGTTTGGTGATGCGCAGACCATGGCGCGCAGGTCGCAGGGATTTCGCAGCCGGTTTTCTGTCAACGTCGGCGCGCACAACATGAACGTGCTGCAGACCGGCTCCAAGTTTGAAGCGCTATCAGCCGAGGGTTCAACGCTCGACGGCCTGAATATTCACTTTGGCTGCATTGACGAGTTGCACGCCCACAAGACCCGCACTGTCTATGACGTGGTGGAGACCGGTACCGGTAAGCGAGACAACTCACTTCTGTGGGTGATCACCACTGCAGGCAGCAACCGCTCAGGCATTTGCTACGAGGTGCGAACCTTTGTGACTCGGCTGCTCGATGGCGTGTTCGAGGACGACAGCCAGTTTGGCATCGTCTACGGGCTGGACGATGGGGACGACTGGACCAGCGAAGACTCGCTGATGAAGGCCAATCCCAACTGGGGCATCTCGGTGCGTCCGGAAATTCTGGGACCGTTGCAGGCCAAGGCCATGCAGTTGCCCAGTGCGATGAACAACTTCAAGACCAAACACTTAAACGAGTGGGTCAATGCCGACACCGCATGGATGGACATGCGCTCCTGGGACGCCTGCGCTGATCAGGACCTGGACATCGAGTCCTTTGTGGGCCAGCCTTGCTGGGTTGGCCTGGACTTGGCCAGTAAGACAGACATTGCCGCCTTGGTGATTGTGTTTGCACATCCCGAGATTGCCGATGCGTTTGCGGTCTTTGGCAAGTACTACCTGCCAGAAGACACGGTCAATGCCAACGGTAACAGTCAGTACCCCGGTTGGATGCACACCGGACGGCTAACGGTGACGCCGGGCAATGTGATTGATTTCAGTTGGATCGAAGCGGATTTGAACGACCTTTCTTCTCGCTTTGCGGTGCAGGCCGTTGCATTTGATCCGTTTCAGGCGACGCAACTCTCGACCCGAATGATGAGTGAGGGTCTGCCCATGATTGAAGTGCGTCCGACGGTGCTGAATTTCTCAGAGCCGATGAAGACGCTCGAAGCCCTGGTGCTTCAAAAGAAATTGGTTCACGACGGCGACCCGGTGCTGGGCTGGATGGTCAGCAACGTGGTGGCTCACCTGGACGCCAAAGACAACATTTACCCACGCAAGGAGCGAGCAGAAAACAAGATCGACGGCATCGTGGCACTGATCATGGCGCTGTCGCGCGCGATCAAACCGGGCGACTCGGTGGTGCTGGGATCCGACTACGAGTTGATGTTGCTCTGAACTGATGGGACTGTTTAGCTTTTTTGATCGCTTTCGAGGATCTGGTGGCTCCAGCGCTTCAGGTGGAGATCGTTCGCCGTGGGGTGACTTTTCATTTGAGTCGATATCTGCGCGAAGTGGCAGTGGCATGCGCGTCTCGCCCGATAGCGCGCTTCGCCTAGCTGCTGTGTATGCATGTGTGCGGATCCTGGCCGAAACAATAGCATCACTGCCGTTGGTGGTTTACCAGCGTCGCCCTGACGGCGGCAAGGACAGGGTCACGGACCACTGGCTTTACCGCTTGATGGCCAAGCGGCCGAACCGGTTTCAAAATCCCTTCGAGTGGCGCGAGATGCTGCAAGGCCACCTGGCTTTGCGCGGCAACGCCTACAACCAGATCATCACCAACCCGCGTGGCGAGATCATCGAACTCATGCCGATACATCCGGACCGGGTCAAGATTGAGTTGTTGCCCTCAGGTGAATACCGCTACCGAATTAGCGACCGTTCTGGCACTGAGGTGATCTTGCCAAGAGGTGAGGTCTGGCATTTGCGTGGCCTGTCCTCGGACGGCTTGATGGGTATTTC